TAGATTTAGGGTCATACAACTCATAACTCGAAGGCAAGCAATGCGTTTTAAACAGTGTTTGTCTATTGGGTATGTCAGCTGAGACGGGGGTACGAAAATACAGACCGGGCACCTTACTTTCGTCTCTATAGGTCCCATCGCTATTCCGTCTGCTGAATAAAATATCGTCGCATCTCTGCTTCAATTTCTCCTCTCGCAAATTAAACATTAGCTGTGGTCCCTTCTCGACGTTAGTCTCCTCCAATACGTCATGTGCACTCCAATTTGGTATAGGTCCGCCACTGTGGCGTTCTAAAGTGCGCAAACGATTTCTCTCCTTTGCTGTTGTAACCGCATCACGCAGAATTCCGCAATCAATCGTCGGACCCAATTGTAGCTGAGTGGGCCGTTTATTAGCGATGGTCGCGGGTTTAAGCTTTGACACATTCCGTAAATCAAAAAGTATGTTGCCGCCTAACGACGGTCCTAGTTGTAAATCTAAGACGGTGTTAAATGGCGGAGCAACGTGTTTCAATTCGCGTGGCACAGCAATGTCATCGAGCAAATCGGACGGTAATCGTATTAGTGGCGCGATTACTGGTGGTTCATCTTCTGGTAAAAGGAAATTAATGTCCTCTCCTCCGTTCAATAAACCTTTAGGGTCGATAAGCAAACACGGTAAAGCAGCCTTAACCTGGATATCGTTAAACGTCTGGGCTTGACGTAACATTTCAGGGTGGCGTGGCTGGTTGTTCTTCTTCCGTGATTTGTTGCCCCCTCCTTTGCCTTGTAGACCACGCGATAACTGCGGTCCACCATTGACTCTAGGCTTTCTCTTCTCCATCCCTACGCATGTGAATAAGAAAGAAGGGGGGCTGTGATGCTGCATTACCGTGCAGCGGCTATCTGTTCGATGGATCTCTGTATGGTGGAGAACAGACAGCTCCGTGCTAATCAGGTGAAGTGGTCCTGACGACACGGGTAGAGCGTTAGCTCGTGAATTCCTGATCGCGTTCGTCGGGTGTAGGAATGAATCCACACGACGCTTGATGTTGTTAGCAGGGCTGACTCCCCAACCAACACGCATCTGATAAGCTATACCGGTATTTCGCTTATCCGGCCCAACCCCGAGCAGTTCCTTGAATGTCCCGAAATATTGTTGTAGCGCCATTTCGAAATTTAAGGGGTTAGTTTTGCACACACGTTTTGCCTCCGACGTGTTCAGAGCGGGTGAGGTCGTATCGCACTTT